AATATCAAATGCTCTAGCATATGGTCTAGGCTTATTTGTGCGATTGGTTAGCGAGTTGTTAGCGCTTACAGCTTGGGCATTTGCAGGACCATCAATAGTTGGTAGGATTGCATCTCGAATCTTACGGTTTAATCCAAGTGGATCATTAAATGATGAGAATGGATCAAGCAATGCCCCGCCAGGTGATTCAATTATTGTAAATTCACCATCACATACCATAGCATCAAAGTCTTTGCTTATCTCAATACCATTTAGCATGCAGCGAAATGGAACACCGTCACTCACTTCGCTAACAACAAATTCCATAGGGCTAGAATATTTATTTACTACAGCATGCTTAAACTCGCCATTTTCAGCGCGAGTGTAATGATTAATTATTGCCAAAATTCTACCCTCTCAGACTTTTCTATTATTGATTTTAGCGTGTCAGTGCGTACTTGTCGCGAGAATCTATCACAGTGAGATACAATGCCGTCAAGATACACCCCAGAGTGCCATAATACATGCCTGCCACGCTTTGAGGCTATTAGCACAGCACAGTAGTCGCTAGGAGCTTCGGATTGTTTTAGCCCTTTACTGTTATCGTGAGCATTGATAAATGTATCATTAATAAAGCTCGGCGATGTGCAATCAAATTGTGGCGTAGTCATTCCGACTTTTGCGCGAACAGCTTTAACGTGATCCCAACAGTTGTAAGTAAGGAAGTTATACGCTTTTCCTGTGTACTCAGTAAGCTGATTCATATTAATAGGCCACGTATTAATGGGCATAGTGTTGGAGTTACTATTAATCCTGTTCCTCGGTTGTTTATTCGTGGTGCAGATACTGTTGCTGTAAAACTTCCCTTGCCCTGATTAATGTCTTGAGCCTCATATTCAACAGGACCCCACGCAGGATACGATAAGTCAGAAAGTAAATAAGTCCTGAATGTAAGTAGTGGTAAGATCTCATTATCAAGAGGTATTCTATCAAGCTCATTATCGAGCTCATTGAATGGATCTGCAATTGTCATAGATGCTGATTGATTCATGTCAGCATTATTTGCAGCGCCCTTAGTGCTAATGTTTGCAGGCTCAAAAGTTACCTCTGCACCAGTTTCAATCAATGCGGTAAGTGATACTTGATCGCTTACGAAATAATATCGCTTACTCATTAACGGGTGATAGATTTCCCATGTACCAACCGCCATCTCTCCATCAGGATTTGAAGCAAGCTTTTCTCGGTATGCAGCTTTAACCGTTGCCGATGTCATTAGCTTGGCTCCGGTAGATTGTTAATAAACAATGGTGTTGTGCAATACAAAGCATAATAATCAATAAACGCTGGCAAGCCGTCGCCATAGCCACCAAATAAACCAAGTATTGCGTCATTGAATGCTGAATCATCTTGAACACTGGTGCGCTCTGCAGTTGCTGTAAATGTTATATTCCAGTAAACACCATTTTGAGTATTCTCGCTAATATCACTCGTTATCTGAACGTTGTGAGGCTCAATGCCTGCTCCAGTATCGTGATTCATAATGAATGAGTCAGCACCGCCGCTAATCTTCTGAATGAAAGACCAGAATGCTAATCTACCAAGCTTTGATACGACTAAAGCAACGTTAATCGGCACGGCATCATAGTAGGTGTCGCGACCTTGGCGGGGTAAGCCGCCTTGGACTTGTGACCGCCATATATTACCGCCACGCTTTTGCCCATAGCCTTTATTTACTATGGGACGTAGTGTGCTAGGAAAAACAAGATCACTCATATTAGAATCCTGGTTGATTTGATGAAGATTTACGAGCCTTGGCGATATTTGAGTCTTGCGTCAATAGCGCCGCCGACACGTACTCGTCAATAATAACATGTAACATGCCCTCATTATCCATTTCAGTTGTAGCGTTATCTACGCGCCCTGTGGTGTTATTAACGATTGTAACACCCGTTACTCCACCACCGCCACTTTGGCCCATTATATCTCGCATTTGGCTTGCCGTTTTAGCCATTGAGTTACCAGTAGGTACAATTACCTCAGCTTTGCCACGCTCAGCCATTTGGTAAGGGCTACCAGCGGTCATATACCCGCCTTGCTCACGAGCGCCACTAATAGCCGCAACGTTTGCAAGCCCAGTTGTAATGGCTAATCCGGCAGCAACAGCTCCCAATGCTGGCCCGATAATAGGTATTGATGCCATCGCAGCGAATGCACCTGTCGCGGCTTGATAAGTGTTAATCGTAGCCGTGACAATTGCAGACGCTTTATACAAATCATTCTGCTCACCTAGAGTGTTTTTTAAGTCTGCTGTCATATTGCGTTGGCCTTCGATACCATCATCGATAACCTTTGCTTTAGCGTTGGCAACCGCTATCTCAGTAGCTATTGATTTCTTTCTAGCTTCATCTTGTTTTTTTGATTCATCATCTAGTATCTTGTTTGCTATTTCAGCTCTAGATAATACAGCGTTAGTTTGTATTTCTTTTAATCCGTCTTGGTACTCTTGCTCGCTGAGTAATCCTTGCGTGTAAAAGTCAGCTAATGCTTGCGCCTTATCTCTTTGCTGAGTTTCAATTAATTGCTGCTCACTAAGGTTTGATTGGCGCAATGTTTCAAGGTATGCAGCCGCATCATCCTTGTCGCTTTGAAGCTTATCGGCTGCTCGCTGCTTTGCTTTGTCATCTTTTGGATTTGCAACATCAGGGCCAAAATTAACAGTTTCAGCTTGAGCTGTTAAAGTTGGCAATCCAGCATTAAATACGGCTTGCTGCTTGACTGATAATCCATCTAACTTTTCAGTCAAATTCTCGACTGTATTCTGATACTCTTGAACCTTTTGCCTAGCAAATGGATCGGTTTTAGCTGTTTCAGTCCAGTTTTGTAATGCTTCGTTAGCAAGTATTAACTCATCACGAACTGAGCGCATCTCGGTATTTAACTTTGCAATTTGAACCGCTCTCTGTGCGTTAGTTAATCCACTAAATGATGCGGCTAGATTATCAACTTCTTCTGCTAGGTTTTTGCTTTTCTCTGCTGCCGTTTCTGCTGTTGCGTAATAATAAGCGATTGCTGATGCGGCTAATACCGCAACTCCAACAGGCCCACCGACCAATGCCATGGCCGCACTCGCTCCCCTGCTAGCCGTAGCAACTAATCTTGATGATAGCGCGAGACCTTTATTTGCTGTTGCAAGTTGTGCCGATGCGACCGAGCTTGCTCTCTTTGCTATTACTGATTCAGATATTGCCACAGTAGAGGCTTTCTTGGCTGTAGCAAGCGTTACCGACGATGACGATGCGACCTTTTCTGCTGCGGCAAGTTCTGCTGTTGCCAAAGTTGACGCTTTTTTTGCAATCGAAAGCCTATCAGTTGCGCTAGTTAATACCGTGGTATTGCCAATCCTTTGAGCCTCAAGTTTGGCGGAGGCTACTGATGCAGTCGCAAGCTCTAACTCAGCAGCGGCTTGAGACTGAATTGCTCTAGCTGCTATTACGCTTTGTATTGACCTATCTTTTGCTGCTATCGCTGATTGTAGCGAGATTCTTTGTTGAGTTATTGCCGCGCTAGTTGATGCGAGCTGCTCCGCCGTTACCAATGCGACTGACTTCGCCTCTGCTACTTTAGCTATTGCGTTAGCAGTAGACGCGCTTGTGCTTGATAGTGTTGCCGCAGTTGCAGCAACCATTGAGCCGGTAAGTCTGCCCCCTGCAACGCCTGCAAGTAAAATACTTGCGTTAGCTATTGAGTCTAAGCTTTCGCTTAAATAGATCGCCGAATCACCATATGACTTAGCCACTGAAACTGCCGTTTTATTAGTACCGATCCACCTTGTTAAATTGTTATTTGCTACTTGAAGTTTCGCGGCAGACGTTGCCGTCATCTTTTGAAATTCGTTTTGAATTTCCATGGCGGCTTTAGATTGACCACCCCAAGCTTTGTATAAAACCTCAGTCGTCAGCTTGCCGTCGGCGGCCATTTGCTTTAATGAGCCACGAGCAACGCCCAAGCTATCAGCTAGAGCCACCATTAATCGAGGAGCGGCTTCGTTTACGGAGTTAAATTCCTCTCCACGCAAAGCTCCTGCTCCGAAAGCTTGCGATAGCTGAACTAAAGCACCCTCGGCCTCTGCTGTAGTTGCACCTGATACCTGAAGCGCTCTGTTAATATTACTAACTAAGTCGCCAACAGTTTCACCATTTTTAATAAACTCGCCAGTTGCCGCAGTTAATCTACCGTACAATGTCGCGGTAGCCTCAAGGCTTGACCTTGTTTGCTGGGCGATATTAAACACGCGCTCTTGCACATCAGCTAATTGCTCATTAACCTTTACATGGTTAACTAGTTTATTAGTTACCGTTAGCCATGCGTCTGCGTAAGCTATAACCTGCTTAGCGCTTGCTACTGTGACAATGCTTGCTGCTGCTACCTTTAATTTGTTGACTGCTGATGTAGCGGTATTAGACGACCTTGAAAGTCGGTCTATATCGTTTGACGTGGTTCTTACGCCAGTTGAACTAACCCTGACTATCAAGGAAGCGGTGTCAGACATTTAAACCTCTCTCATTTCAAATATTGCATCAATCGACATAATAATATCTACCTCGATTTGTGTTGGCTGCCAATCGACTAGCCTTGTGTAACTCTCAACCTCCGAATACTGCAAAGGTTGTCTAGGTATTAATGTTATTGCGTCATCGCCTACAGCTCGCCAAAATCGCAATCGTTTGAAGTGTGAGTATATCGGCCACATATCATCATGCATTGTCGGTGCTTCGCGTTCAGCTTGTTCTGGTGCATCAATAACACCCATAGCTACCAATGCTTCGTTATGCCCTGCTGAAATGGCATCAAACTTTGTCAGCTTTTGTTTTTCTCCAAACTCCCACCGACAATACTCGAGCAGGGCGTCTACTTTTTTGCGTGTTCTTTTGATTGATCCTTTAATGCGTTCACAACTTGGTTAGCTAATGCGAAATATACCGGTGCGGAAAATGCTTCCAATGATGCGCTAATATTCTTGGGCGTAAACTTGTCGTCAAAGTCCCACGACTCGATTAGCTCAGCAGCAAAGGCTTTGTTGATGGCAAGCATCTCAACGTCTAAAGTGTAGTTGTACTCGCTAAAGTTTTTAGCAGCTTCACATTCGTCATACAAAGCCTTGTTGCTTTCTTCAAACTGTTTAAGCATAGCGGTAACCACGCGCTGATACTTGAATTGTGCTGATACCACATCTTTGCTAGTGCCATCTTTCAGCGTGATAAAGTTGCCTGATGGCGTTCCATCGCTGCGTAATACTTCGAATTTGCGCGCATCTGCTACAACTGTTTTAGCGTAAAGGTCTGATAGTTTCATTGGGTACTGTCCTGTTGATAAATTGTTCTTGTCATTGTAGCGTTTTGCTGATTTACATAATAGTTAAAATAAAACTTGCACAATATTTATATAGTGTTACAGTTAGCTCATCGAAATAAATAATACCAAGGACAGAACTATGAACAAGTCAACATTCAAGGCGTTAAGAAGCCAGTACCGAGCGATACGCGCTGATGGTTATTCAATGCAAGAAAAAATAGCAAGCCTTTCGGCTAAGCAGGTAGAGTTTTCAAAATCTGCTGGATTTAACTTTTGTGATGTTAAAAAGCCATGCTCAAGAGTTGGGGTTGTTTCTATTAATGTTGCTGCCAAGCTTGGGTTTCCGGACTGGTGCTTTAATCATCCTAAATTTAACTAATAATCAAAGCGCCATTAATTTGGCGCACAAGGACAGCAATAATGAATAATTCAAATGTAGTTATATTAATCGTTAATATGATCACCTCAGATTCGTTGGTCGAGGTTAGCGTTGCAGCAACCCAAGATAGATGTGGAAAAAGTTACGTCAAGCGTTTAGCAACCAACTTGGATCATCATTGGTGTTGGATGTCCGCGGCAAGATTTCAACCAGAAGTGCAAGCTGATGGTCCGTATACAGCAATTAAATTCTCAGCATAAGGACAGTAATAATGAATAAGCCACATGTAACACGATTAACGCTTGAGCAGCAAGCTCAGCATGAGATAGCCAATTTACGCGCATACTCATCGGCAATGACATTCGCAGCGATTGTACTTGGTATTGCAGGCGTAGTAATGGCGTTCGATCTTTTAACAATGCGAGATATGATAGCGGGGATATGTTAATGGCATTTTTATACAAAAGAGATCGACCTTGGATTCATCCTATTATTACTGTGGATGCTATGACTAAATGTTATAGCGAGTGCGCAATAAACATTGAAATTCAGGAGCCTGTAAAAATGAAAACACCACAAGAGAAGGCAGCAGAGTTATTGCCATTTGTTCAAGCGTTAGCAAATGGTGAAGAAGTATTGGAAGGTGAGCATCCTGCAACGGGTAATTTTATTCACGGGATAGTGTTTAGCATTAAGCCTAAGATTATGCTAGTTAATGGGTTTGAAGTTCCTGAGCCTATGCGTGTCAAGCTAGATGCTGGAAAGCTTTATTTTGTACCAGATATTACAGAAGAAAGTCATTCATCTGAAATTGAGTGGGAAGGTGACAATATTGACTTAAGATGGCTTTCGCGCGGACTTTGCCACTCAACCAAAGAAGCAGCAATAGCACACGCTAAGGCAATGTTAGGTATTGATCCTAAAGGTGGCGAGTGATGGATAAAATACTTAGGTTTTTTGGGCTAATTAAAATTTCAGATATTGAATGCTCAATTGCGTTAATTGACAGAAGTATAGCAAGGCATGAGCTTGACTATCTCAATGGTAATATTAGCGAATCAGAAATGAACGATAAAATTAAAGATCTTCAAATGGTAGGTTACAAGCTAATTAAAAATAGGATTGATAATAATGTTAAAGCAAATTAGATGGAATAAAAAACGAAAGTGGATTAATACCAGATACGCTAAGCCATACAAAGCTCGGAAGGCAGCTAAGCACATGATGGCAGCTCAATCATTAGCGGCTAGTATAGCATCAATGAGTCAAGTTCAGGCTGCTAGTGCTGTTACTGCTTACGATAAGTTAAGCAAAGGCGTGAGGGTTGCTAGTATTGCTATACAGGCTTTTACATCGGTTAATAAGATTTTAAAGGGGTAGACCATGGTTGATTTTAAAAGTTTAGCCAAAGATATGACTCTAAATATAAATAGCGCACGCAAAACTGTACAGGTGAAAACGCTTGATCGATTACTTGAGGATGGATCAATCAGCAAAGAGAGTTACGATAAGCATCTAGCTATCGTTATGCGGGAATTTAGTAAAAGTGTCGATGTGGCACTAGGGTTTAAGGGGTAGTGTATGAATAGGGAAGCGATGATAAATTATATTATAGTTTGGTATGGGGGTTGGGATTTATTTTATCGCGCTATAAAAATGCTGAAAGAAAATAAAATAAATAACTGGTTTATATCCTTTGAAGGCTATGAGCAAAGTGATATGTATTTGTGTAGCAAAGATCCTCGAGGTGATTGCGAAGGTGAGATTATAACTTGCAAAGATTGCTTTGGATAATAAAAGCCCCATCCGTGGGGCGTATTTATTTATGGATATGTTAAGCGTTGAATGGTGATTGATGATACCGATGGCGATCCTGTAGCTTGACCAGAGATAGCTAGGGTTACAGATTCGCTTCCCGAAACTTCTGGCGGTGCAGCAGTAATTCGAGCTGCATGTAAGCTAAACGACATAGCACCTGAAACACCGCTTAGGATGCTTGATACTTCAACATCGGTTTCATCGAGAAACTTATTCAACATTGTTAAGTCGTATAACTTAGCCGCCATGCTGAATGTGTTCATCGCCCGACCACGCTCAACAAATGCGACGGCACGATTGCCTAATTCAAACTGTGCGCTCGCTTCGTTGTCGTTAGTGATGGTAAACGAGTCAACCAGTTTTAAAGGTGTAACGCCATCGAATAGTGAAACATCTACTGAAGCAAATGGATCTGCACCAAAGCTGACTGTAAATGTTGAACCAGCAGGTAATGCCGCTAGGACTTCTTGACTCAAGCCGATAAACGGTAATGAGCCGGTAACCATAGCATTAACTGCTTGCTCAATAGTAAATCCAGTAAACTCAACACCGCGAGTGATCACGTAAGCATCAGGATTTCCGCACTTACCTTTAAACCAAGTTAAGATAGACACTGATTTACACAAATTACCAGTTTCTAGCTTGTCGCCGGTCATAAAGTCAGTGGTTACGCCTGATTCATCTTCTAGCGCTAACTGAATACCTGAGCCAGTAACGACTAAAGCGGTAACGTTAGTGACGAAAAACGGTTTAGCGTTATTACCTGTTAAGCCTTCAAAATAGATTAGTGCACCAACTTCAACGCCATCAGTGATAAAGCTACCAGTTGCGCGGGTAAATGTTTTAGCCGCAGAATCAACGGTAACCGACAATGCCGAAGCTGTTTCACCAGCAACCCAATCACTTGTCATTGCGGCGGCTAGTAAATCATCCTGCGATGACTGACTAAGCTCAATTGAGTATTCACCAGCAACTTGCTCGTTACCTGTTCGAATACTTGACACTTCACGTCCGCCATCCAACTCAGCAGATACCAAAGCATCACGAGTTACTGATGGAATACCGCTATTTGAGCGAAGTGGTCGCCAGCTTGGTGACGTAGGCGTTACACCTTGCGTTACTTCTGGTACGTAAAATTGTGCGGTAGTAGCACCGCGAAACGGTTGTACAGCCATAGTTATAACCTCTCAGTATGTGTTTGCCATGTAATTGTGACAGGTTTAATAGCCCATCCGTTTTCAACTGTAACACGAGTCGCGCTAAAGTTAGTGATTTGAACGCATACGTCACCACGGGTTAAAACGTTACCTGGGGCAAAATATGCGTTAAGTTTATCTTCCATTCTGTTAATTTGAGCGGTTCCTAAGTGTGATGCGTAGTTGATATCAATCTGATAGATTCCTGATCGTCTATCAGTGAAATACAAATCAGCATCTTCGTTAGGTGCAGGTATAAAGTAGCCGGCCAAATAAGGCGTTGCTGTATCAGTAGGAGCGCCAATATTCTCAAGCGCTACAACTATGCTATTAGCTGTCCCGAATGCCTTCACAGCAATATCAAGCGCCTTTTGAATCGACTCTGTGTAACCTTCGCTCATTTATAAAGCCTCGCTTGCTCGTCTAGTATTCGCTGAAATCTATCTGCATTTATCCTGACCATTCCAGTTGGAGCCTGCTTTGAAAACCCACCAACTGTATTTGGTCCGTTACCTAGTTTATATCCGCCAAACTCTAAATTGTGCGCATAAGGTAGATTGTTCGATAAAGTAAACACACTCGACATTCTAGCGCCAGCAACGTAATTAGCTACAGCAGCGGTTGATGACGATCCGCTTTTATCGGTATTGGTATTCGTGCCAGTTGCAGGACTTGAGCCCGACGCCATCCAATTAGCGCGAAACCTGCCACTATCAACCGGGCTTGATTTAATGATCGCACTGAACAGCTTTATAGACACGCCGCGCATCGTTTTATCAATGCTAGTGTTAGCCTTTTTTGCGAATGCCGCGACCTGCTTATCGAAGTTCATTTGCTATTACAGCAGCAAGTTTATCAAACTGTTTTCCAGTTAGCTCTATGGAGTGATCGCCCTGCATTATAGATACAGTCCTATGACCTGATGGTTCACACTTATAAAAAGATATGGCAACATCTCCGCAAACTATTTCTTTATCTAATTCGAACATAGCTACTTCCTACAATGTATTTTATATAAAATTACTGTACCAGTATAATCGACTTTCGGTTCGCCTACAATTGACCACTGCACGCCATCGATTTGCACCTTATCATCAGGCTTTGGGGTCTCAACAGAAGTAACCATAGCAAGTAAGTCTCCGGATTGAATTGTGGTCCCGTTAATCTGTGACGCTGAATAATCAACAGTCACACCGACAAGCGGCACCAACACATCGTCAGAAAATACCTCTTCACCTAATGTGGTATCAAAATATGATGAACCTTTGCGCACCAATTTAATGCGACCCACTGACTCATCGAACTTGTTCAGCAATCTAGTTGCTGTGTCCTGCATTCGTTTAGCAAATCCCATTATGATACCCCCTCAATACGAGATACAACCATCAATGCCGATGTAGCCAAATTCCAACCGTGACTAGAGGTTTGCGCAAACAATCCTCCAAAGTTAGTGCCTGCACTATCTCGGATAATCTGAGTTGTTAGCACATCACCAGCATTCAAGAATAAAAGCAACTTACTATCCGTAGAATCAACTTCGTCAGCACTGGTTAGCTTTGAAACTTGACTAGAACCAAACTGAACACCGTTAATAAGTATTCGTATCATTACAATACTAGTCCCAGACGCACCAGTACGACCAGCCTGCAACTTTATTCGTATAGGGTAATAACCTGTAACATTGCAAGTTAGCTCGCCGTTAGCGGCTAATGACACGTAAGTACCAGCCTGAGCCGCGCCATACTCAACCTGCAAAGGCGTACCAACTACGGATGGTTGTTGCGTTGCCGCGGTAGATGATGCGCGTAAGATATCAACCTCGCGAACGCCAGTTAACACGGGTAAGCCGACTTTATTTAATCCGCCGGTAAAGTTGGTATTTCCTACAACTGTTTGCGTAGCAGTCTCAAGCACGTTTAATGCTGAATCTGCGTTTTGAGTAGCAACCTCACGAACATCAGAAGGTGATACCTCGCCAGCGCTATTATCTGGAATGTTTCCAGCAATTAGCGCAAATATGCCAGCTTTAGTTAATGCCATTATCCGCGCCCCACTCTAAACTCAAACCCATTGTTAGCACATGTAACAAGTATCGACTTCAATGCGTCAAGCGCTTTAGTTATTGTTACTGTGCCGCCTGTTTTGCCATTGTTAAAGTATGATACTGCAACTGCACCTTTCACTTCTTCGCTTGCAATTGATTTTCCGTCATCAGTAGCTCGAACATCTGTTCCAGCACCAAATTCAGCAGCAGCAGCTACAGAAGCGCACCCAAGTTGCAGTGGAATACTATCACTTGCAATCTTAAATCCGTAAGCGTTAACAGCGCCTAGGCGCGGCCATGCTAATGATTGAGTTTGAGTTAAGCGAGCGCCACCGAAACATGATTCTTGCATATCGATGTATTGTGTACCTTGTCGAATAGCTACCTCTGCCAACGTATCATCAGCAGGCAAAGTGTAACCATAAGCAGCTGCATAGGTGCGAGCATCTATTAAAGAAATGTAAGAATCGGCATTTACTAAACCTGTGCCATCTTCAACGATTAAAGCCATGCTTAATCCTAGTCTGTATGTGTATTGCGTAATAATAACACAGCAATTAAGAAAAAACCCACTATGAAGTGGGTTTAGATTTCTTGCCTGCACCTTTAATTTCAGATACGTTTTTGCAGTTGCTTAGCGCCTTGATGTGCGACTCATCAGTAGTGTCGAGAGTGCCAACCTCGAACGTGACAACCTTACCATCGATTATCACGTTCTTAACGGTTGCTACATTAAACCGCAATGTTGGTTAAGCGGGCAAAGTGGGTTTTACTGTCGCGAATTTCCATCGCGAAGTCACCAATAATGCGCGCCTTCTGACCATCTTGACCAGGAAGAGTTGCGTCAAGTGTGCGCCATGCTCCGCCGTCCATCGCGTTACCGTTAGCCATTGGGACAATCTTCAAGCGCATTGAGTCAACTAATAGTAATTCATCATCGCCTAAGTTTGTATCAATAACGATTGTTGACGCGCCGCCGATTTGTGGCAAGTCAGAAGGTAAGCGAACTAAACCACCTTGGTCGCTTACAAAGTCGCCTAAGCGCTGTGAGCCATATTTAGCATTAACCAAAGCTTGTAGCTTGCGAGCCTGATTAATACCAACCACCAGTGAGTCAACCTTACCGCCGCGAGCAACGATATTAGCCTGTAGCACGTTGATTGCTTCAAGTGTTAACGCTGCGCCAAGATGGTCAACAGATAACGCACCTGCTTGATCTAAGTAGTAACCAAGACCGCCAGTGTAAGTGGTTTTCTTACCGGCGATAGTTAGCGACATTTTACGGCCACGAATTAACGTCTTGTTCATTTGAATCGCAAGCTGACGAATGCGCTCGTTAACTTGGAATGAAAGATCGTTAGTGTTACCGAATTGCAATGTCGCCATAGCGCGACGTGACATTTCGATTGCTGTATCCATAGTTTGGAATAAGTTTTCAACATCTGTAGGCTGATAAATGCCATCAGTTTCAGTTGTTGAGTTTTCTTCACGCGCTACAGATTCAACGCTGATCACAGTTGCATCAGCGATATCAGCAGCAACAGAGCCACCTTGACCGCGCAATACAGTTAAATCATTACCAGATACGGCGGTAACAACGATGTATTCACCACCAACATATAGCAACATGCCTTTACGAGCGCGTGAACCATCTGTAACAGTGATAGTGGTTGTGGCGGCCAAGAATGCGCCGTTAGTGGTTAATGTGTCAGCAGCAACAGACATGTCCAACCAAGTGATTTTATCACCTGCTTCTGGTCGCACTGGCTCGCCAAATGTGGCCAAGGCTAATAGACCGTTAATGTCTGGGCGAACAATATCGAATTGCTCCT